GGGATCAAACATTTTAAAACCAAGTAATTTCTCATGATATTTACCATGGGAAGCTTCGATCCATGCTTTCAATATATTATTTTTTTGATCAGAATCAGCAGTATTTTGAGCTACATAATTTCCAAGATAATCATCACCAACAGCTGGATTGCCAGTATTAAAACCTAAACCAGAAATTGCTGCACCAGTATTTTCTTTTAATGGTTTTTTAATAGGTTTGACAGTAGGCTTTACAGAAGCTGCTTTTTTAACTGGCTTTGCAGCTTGTTTAACTCTAGCCTCTGATGCTTTCATAGCTTCGCGACGAGCAACTTCTTTGCGAGCTTTAACGCCAATAGGATCTTTACGCTTGGCATGATTTAACAAAGCTCTGATTGGAGTGTCTGGTCCAATTTTAATATCCATACCCTGACGAACTTCCTGATACATTTCTTTAGTATGTTCTTCTGGCGCTTCAGGATGCATACCAGCTTTAAACTCGCTATAACGACCACTAATAGCATGACCACGCATTTTAGATGCGGACATACCACGACGCTTTTTTTCTTCACGAGCTTTCTTTTGTTCAGGCGTTTCATTCTTAGCTGGCTTTTCTTCTTCTTCCTCAATATCAGCGTCCATATCTCTTTGACCAGCTGATACAACATCTATCTTTTTAAAGTTAAATTCTTTACCATTATATTGATCAAGTAGTTTTTGCATTTGTTCTACACGATCAGAACCAGCAACAAGAACGAGATGTTTATGACCACTTTTATTTAATTTCTTAATATGTTCAATGATTGTTTTAGCATCTTCATCAGCTATCATTATATTAGCGTCAGGAAACATACGCTTGGCGTGCTTTAATTTTTGTTCTGGTGATAGTGGATTCTTTTCTGGATCTTGTGATCTAGTAAGAGCAATAGAATGTGGAGCTTTCATTTCTTTTGCTAGATCCATTACCTTACCAACAACAGCTCCATGACCAGCATGCGTTGGTGGGTTCATTCTACCCCATGCAGTAACGACAGGTTTTAAATCTTCAGCAACAGCTTCTTCTTCTTTCGCTGCTTTTTGAAACGATCCACCTGAGAAGTTAGCAGCACTAAACTCTGCACGATCAACTAGCTTTGTTGGTCTACCACCACGAATAGCAACGAAACCTTCTTGCTTCGCTGGCTTACCACCTAATGTAGTTTTAAAACCTGTATTAACAGTGTTAGATAATGCAGTTGTTAATGTATCTTTCGCTTGCTGTAAAGCTCTATGCATTCTGAATAGATTATTGAACTGCTCCATATGATTTTTAACATGAGAAGTAATAGCAGCTGATGCAGCTTTCTTCTTAGCTTTACCTTCTGTAGATTTAGCTTTTTCTACTTCTTTATCAGCTCTTTCCTTAACAAAAGCCATATACCCTTTACCTTCGGGTACAGTTTTATTTCTAACGCATGCATTGATGTACATCTTCAACGTATCATTATGACCGTCGACGATATTAAAAAAATCATCATCTAATGTTTTATAGATATCTGTTGCTTGCTGTAGCTCTGCTTCGTACTTTTTCTTTTCAATAGGTTTAATATTTGCACCAGTAATTTCTGGATTAACCATATGAACATCAGGATTACGTTTGAACTGGCTTTGATCAACATCAAAGCTAACTTTAGCATCAGCTAATGTTTTGCCTGTATATCTTGAGTGAACAACAACACCAATATTTGCTACTTCAGCACTACGAGTTTGTTCTGGATCATCCGTAGTATATGTAATAGTATTTGGTGTGAAACTATATGTTCCATCTTTATTCTTAGTTAGATCTTCTTTAGTATACATCAAGTCGCCCTGAAATACACCAGACTTTGGCATAATTTTTGGTAGTTCTTTAAGAGCATCTTTAAGTTTAGAAACAAGACCAGGAGCATGACCATGGTTCTCTTCGATGTCTCTATCGTTATAGTTTAGTTTTGGATTTTTATTGAACGCTGATTTAGATGCAACGAAAAACTTACCATTCTCAGGATTAATACCGAATACAATAGACGGAGCACCATCGTACTTGGTTGTAATTCTTGTTTGTTGATTAAAGCTTTTTCTTGGCTTACCTTCTAAAATTGCTACCACATCAGCTAACGTTTCAGAGGCATGTGCAACACCTTCATGACCGCCATGGATAATATGATCTTCAAGATGTTCGAGATGTTTAAGCTTCTCGATATCTAATGATTCTAATAAGAAGGCTTTAAAATTCATTATGGTTGAATTCCTATTTTGTCAGCTGCTCTATTTGTTGCATTTTTAGAGCGCCATTTAATATTTTTTTTATCTATCTTAACAGCATCAGAAACCAATACAGTAAATTCGCCTTGTGGTTTTGAATCGCTTATACTATATTTAACATATGTGACAGCACCACTTGTAGCAGCTTCAAATATTTCAGTCGGATTTAATATTTCATTTGCTTTAGTAATAACATACTTCTCAGTATAATAGAATAACTCACCAATTGATGGAGGAGTTATAACATTATAACCTAACAACTTATATAAATTTGCAAATAAAGCATGCTCGTATTTCTTTTCTGAAAAATTCGAAACTTTAAAATTATTAGCAGCTGCCAATGCTTTACTATTAAGTATCTCTTTCTTCATGATAAAATTGATACCAACGAATGGGAAATAAACCGTTGGTGTATCTACTACTAACTGCATAAATTTATATATGTCTTTTGAAGACCAAACAGCTGTTTTATTTTGATTTTTAAGAAGAGCCAAGATATCTTTAGGCTTGAGTGTGTTTGTAGTATCGCCACTTTTTGCTGATATAGTCAACTTACCACCATTAAAATTTTGATGAATTAAAAAATAATCAGCAAGAGGAGCATTACCTGCACCTGGTATTCTAATCTTTGTATCAGGTGGTATTTTAACTCCAGGTATAATACCTTTAGTTATACAAGCGAATGCACCTAGCATTTCACCAAAATCTTTGGCAACTTCTGCCTTACCTTCGGTAACCTTCTTATATGCTTTTGCAACTTCAGCTTGAGATGTTGTCATCATACCTGACCAATATACAAGCAATTCAGATAGATATTCTCTTAAGTTATAATCTAAATCCGTTCTATATTCTATATCGTCAATAATAGCTTTATGAAGATCACGAACGCTCATATTCATTTCGAATCTAATCGAAGTAAAATCTTGTGGCTTCAATTTAATACCCGAAGCCATTTTACTCTTTGGCTTCTGTATATTATTGAATGTCATATAGTATACGATATTAGTATTTTCTTTTAAAACTACAGGAGCTTTTTCTAAATATGAATTAGTTTTTAAAGCGAGAATAGATGAGCCTTTCAATATTCTAGAAACAGCTGAACCTTTATCGTCATAAAGAGTAGAATCACTTTTTGCAATCGTTTCGACATAAAAATTATTTTGAAACACTGGCTCGAAATGTCTTCGCCATGCTTCTATACCAGTAGATGCCATAGTTTTCTCCTTATATTTTATTCTTCACTATTTATAAAATAAAAAGGGAGGACCTTTCGATCCTCCCAAAACAGATTGATATGGTTGAGCGGAACCCCACCGTTTTCTCTCAACTATTCCGTAGCCTAATAAGCCTCGTGCCTCATACGTTAAACGTAATACATATCATTTCTGAGTATATTTATACAGAGTTGAGGTTTATTTTTGAGTTGATTGAATATTTTTTACTAAAAAAGAAGGAGTCCAACCATCAAATCCACCACCAAGATTCAAGTGACGCATAAATGATCGAGCTTCTGAAAACTTGTCGCCAGGAAACGACTTGATTACCTGAGAAGTTGTTTCTTCAAATACATCATACATTGACTTATCTTTGCCTTCAACGAGATTATATGTCATCTTACGCTTGCTCATTTAAAACCCTCAAAAGTGTTCTTGTTAAACTTTGATTTTGGCTTACTACGTTCTAGGTCTTCAGTCATAAACTTACCATTATCAAACACAGACTTGTCTTCATTACGATCTTTCTTTTTCTTCTTCGGTCCATCAAGAATATCATCTTGCCCAGACTGCTCTACATCGTATAACCGCATCTTGCTGCGATCCACACCAACAACAAACTTAGTAAACAACCCTGGAT